GGCCCCTCTAATGAGAGAACATAATTCTGCGCGGAGTCGAGCCCCGCGGATGTCGAAAGACATGCATCCTCGTAGTACCCTGAGTCGGGTACCAAAAGGCGCTGACTTTCTCGTACAGATACCCGAGCTGGTTGCCGATCCAGTTCAAGTATCTAAGTTGAGCGCTAAGGGTGTTTGGCAAAAGTCAAACAACGCACTCATTGAAACCTTCCGTCTCATTGGATATGAGTTTAAGAGTGTACTAATCCCCACTCCCCCCTCGACATCCGTCGCGGAGGTGATGTCAGTACTTAAGAACTGGACGGCCTTTTGGCTTCCTTGGTTCCTAGGTGATGACACCCCTCCACAGCGGTTCAACCCACTTCAGTTATGTGCTGGTGGTTTTCGAGAATTTATCAAAAACCGTCGCTCATCGAAGTCTGGTAAGTCGAGGAAGATAAGGATCGGTGCACTCCTTCTCTATTCGAAGAGACTATTTCCGTCTTTCACAGGCGAAATGGTGAGGGAAAAGGTTAAGGAGTTCGGTCAAGCTGTGTCTCGTGTTTCACCTGATTGCCTTCCCAATAAGAGGAAGATGTTTGGGAGTATCGAGATGTGTATTGATGAGTTCCTTGAGGGTGATCGTATGGTTGCAGATTACTCTAGGCCCTTTGCCCCTAGTACTTCTGCGTGTTATGAGAAGTCTCGAGCAGAGGGTGGACTCCAACGATTTGTTGCAGATGAAGTTCTGCAAGAAACTGTTGATTCCCGCTTCTTCTACGAGGACTTAAAACACGTATTCAATACTAGTGATGAAGACCTAACTTTTTCTACACCAGCTGGTCTGTGGAATGAGTTCCTGGACATAATGTTTCGAAGGGCAATTTCGGAGACGGGACCTCCCGATCAAGAGTGGAAGGGACTTCCAGTACAAGCTACTGGTCTCACCGAACCTTTAAAGGTACGGATTGTGACCAAGTCCAACTGGTTCCTACAGCTACTTACTCCGATCCAAAAAGCATGGCATGGGGCAATGCGGAAACATCCGATTTACCAACTCATAGGCGGTTCACCTGTCGATCAGGCCCTAGTGGGTCTGCAACTGGTGAAGAACCAACGAGTGGTATCTGGAGATTATTCTGCTGCCACAGACAATATCTTTTTGGAATATACGGAGTACGCGGCCAAGGCAATGTTGGAGCGCACTGACTTTTCTTTCTTAGATCCAATGTTGGTACAATATACCCCATGGATCAAGAAATTGGTCGTGCAGTCACTTGTACATTCGTCCCTAGAACTCAAGGGGATGGACCCTGTACCAATTACCCGCGGACAAATGATGGGACACATTCTTTCGTTTCCGCTTCTCTGTCTTATAAACAGAGCAGCGTCCACTATGGCGATTCCGCGTGATAGATTCATGCGCATCAATGGTGATGACGTACTGTTTCCCTGTTCACCTAAAGAGTATCGTAAGTGGAAACGTTGTACGAGATCCGTAGGATTAGAATTCTCTCTCGGAAAGAATTACTACTCCAGGGATCTGGCCCTCGTTAATTCCACTTACTGTGTGTACTCTAAGGAAAAGAGGAGATGGGTGGTGTTGTCAGTCCCTAATGTGGGTCTATTGAATATGCCTATGGAGCGACAGGTGGACACGGATACTGGGAGACAGATAATGCCTTGGGAGGTGCTTGGACAAAATTTGAGGGAATTCCTTCGGTTTGCACAACCGAAGCAGTTTCCTCTCTATGTCCAGACATTCCGAAAGTATTATCCGATTCTGTCAGGATTTCCGGGACCCCTGGTCGGCCCCACAGAGTGGGGTGGGCTTGGCGCCCCTGTTCCAGAAGGATGGAAGTTCAGTAGGAACCAGTTGATGTGGATGAATGCACACAGGGAAGGGATCTACAGTTTTCTACAGGGAACTCGAAATGACTATTCTCGGATTTCGGGAATGTATGAGAGGGTTCTACAGAAGTATGTAGGTCTCGACTTTGAGTGGCGATTGCCTAGGACGAGTGATTCCTTCGGTCCATTGGTTTCGGGTCCATTCTTGGATCCATACCAGAGAGATGGAGGATACTCGGGACAGCTGATGGCGTTGAGACGTTGGGTGGTGGATGCCTCTTCTATAAAACATGTGAAGATCTTTGGAAGGAGAAGATGGAGACAATTCTTACTTTCTCGTAAGAATGGTCTCACACCTCTCTCCCAGGAAGATCTCCAGCGTCTTTATAAAGGAGATATCGTTTTCCCCCGTCCAGGATGGTTCCAGCGTAGGGGTACGCTCGGAACACGGTATGAGGAGGAACCGCGTTACCTCCATGAGATATTTCCGGACACGTAGAAGACAAATTTGTAGAGACCACTTGCGTGACCCCTCCGAATTGGTCCCCCCCGGGGCATGAAATATAATCTCATGGCAAAGTCAAAGACT